AAAATATTAGACATAGAGCGTTCATTATAGACTATCTAAAGACCTATAATCAAGTAGAAAGCTACATGAAGATTTATCCCGATTCTAATAGGAAGTCAGCCATGACATCTTCGTCAACTTTGCTTAAAAGATATAAGGACTATATAGATACTTATCATTTCTTGAAGGTTAAGCAACAGTTTGAGAAAGACAAAGAGGAAGCTAAAAATTATCTTAATCCTTATAAAGCTATTATTGAGAAAGGAAAGATGGCTTTCAGCCCTGACTTCAAGTATCCAAGTATTAAAAATGAAGCTATAAATGACATATTGGAGATGAGTGGGGGAGGCGTCCTAGCAAGGTATATAGCACAAGAGATGATTAAGGAGTATGGATTAATGCCTTTAGATGACGAAGATAGCGAAGATGACAAAGATGACAAAGATGACAAAGATAGCAAATAAAGGTGGTGACAATAATGTAGAGGTGAGTATATGTTAAATGAAGAACAGAAGAAGATGGTAGAGAGAGAGTATGTAGAAAATGATTTAGTAGGGACCTTTATAAGAAAGTATGGATTAAACTATGATGACTATCATGGATTAGTGTGTGAGTCTTTAATCAAGGCTGTCTTAGCTTACGATGAGAGCCGTGGTAATTTTTCAAGTTTATTTTATTCTATAGCTCGTAATGATGTATATAATGAGAGAACGAGGAACAAGGTCGACTTAGTTGGCATATCTGACACCATAGAGATACAGAATGAGGAAGGTGCAGAAGATTTTTACCTAGAGTCTTTTATGGATGGATTAAGTGAGTCAGAAAAAGAGATAGTTAGGTATCTAAATGATGGTTATAATTACAGTGAGATAGCAAAGCTCACCGGTGTAAGCAATTCAACCATCACCAGAAGGATGAAAGTTATAAGAGAGAAGATTAGAGATTAGGATTACATTATTTGGAGGTGTAATTTATGGATATAGTTAAAAAGCTTGAGGAAGACATAGATAGAGTTGAGAAGACTATAGCTGACCTAGCCAACGAGCTATCTTTAGTTCACCCAGAGGATTTACGAACCAAGAAGGATTATTACGCTGAGTTAGCAAAGTTTGAGTCTGAGTTAACTAGAAAGCGGGGTTTACTTCATAACGTTAAGCAGGATTACGAGTTGAAGAATGATGAAATTAGGGCTCGTATAGACAAGTTAACTGGAGAGGGCAGAGAGGTTGAAGATTTATCTGATGTTTATAAAGAAATTTATGAGTGAGGTGATTTAGCAGATGTCTAAAGCTAGGCTTAGGAAGACCAAGAGAATAAATTGGAAATTTAATGATAAGCACAAGGCTTATATAAGAAAAGCTAAGTATAGTCGAGTTAACGTAGCTGAGGGGGCAGTGCGAGCTGGGAAAACTATAGACAATGTTTTAGCATTTGCTATGGAACTAGAAAGACATCCGGATAAGATTCACCTTGCAACAGGATCAAAAGTTGGTAACGCTAAGCTGAATATAGGTGAGGCTAATGAGTTTGGACTCGAGTATATATTCAGAGGTAGAAGTCGGTGGGGGAAGTTCAAAGGAAACGAGTGTCTATATGTAAGCACAATGGTTGGTGAAAAGATAGTTATATTTGCAGGAGGAATGAAGGCAGATAGCTTCAAAAGCATTCGTGGTAACTCTTATGGAATGTGGATAGCGACAGAGATCAATCTTCACCATGACAGTATGATTAAAGAGTGTTTTGATAGATTAAGAATGTCAAGTAAGGAGAAGGTTTTTTGGGACTTAAACCCCAGTGACCCTAAGCACTCTATATATGTAGATTATATTGACAAGTATGCAGAGATAGAAAGTAAAGGTGAGTTTAGTGGGGGGTATAACTATGAACATTTTACAATATTTGATAATGCTAGCTTAACTGAGGAGCAGATAGCAAACACTCTGAGCACATATAATCCTGAAACTGTTCATTACAGAAGAAATATATTAGGTGAGAGAGCTGTAGCTGACGGGTTGATTTACAAGAAGTTTGCAGACAACCCTCAAAATTACTTCATTAAGTCTACTGAGGTTCCTAAGTTAAGACAGGTAAGCATTGGTGTTGACTTTGGTCAAGGTGTTAAGTCTTATACTGCTTTTGTTGCTGTAGGTATCTCTTATGATAATGATGTATATATATTATCAAGCAAGAAGTTCGCTGGAGAGATAACTGAAGATATCATTGGTGATAGATATGTTAAGTTCCTTCAGGAGGTTGAAGCAATATATGGAATAAGAGTAAGTTACACATATGGAGACTCCGCTAGAACTATGGCAATAACATCATTAAAGAACTCGTTAGCCAAGGCGAACTTAAGTAGGCTAGTATGGCCAAGTAAGAAACTCAGAATAAATGAGAGAATTGATGGAGTAAGTGTTTTAATAAATCAAGGGAGATTATTTTACACTGAGTTAGCAGAGGAGGCTAAGGAGGCTTTAGAGACTTCTGTTTGGGATAGTAGAGAGGGCAAGGAGGATGAGCGTTTAGATGTAGACACAGATGTTATTGACGCGTTTGAATATGGGTTAGAAAGAGATTTACCAACATTATTAAGCTTGAAAATTTAAAAGCAAGGAGGATATATAATATGTGGAATTCCTTTAAAAATTATTTAATTAGGAGGTTAATAGACGTGAATGTAAATGAATTAGATTTTAGTGAGTATGACAACAGTGCAGACGTAGAACATTGGGTTAGTATATACGAGAATAGACCACCATGGGAAGAGTGGAATGACCATGGGCACCAAGTAGTCTTTGGTAGAAACCTAGGTGCAGCTATTGTTTCTGAGCTAGCAAGAAAAGTTACAGTGGAGATGAAGAGTGAGATTATTGGAGGTGAGCGTGGAGATTACTTAAATAAGCAGTACCAACCATTAGTAGAAAGAACAAGAAGAATTGTCGAGCAACTGCTTGTCCAAGGTGGAGGCATATTAAAACCATTTGTCTCTAATGGAAGAATTGGAATTCAGTATATGAGACCAGGTAGTTTTATTCCATTAAGATTCAATGACTTTGACGAGCTAGTTAGCGTAGCATTCCTTGATAAGGTGAAGAAAGGTGATTACGTATATACTAAGGTGGAGACTCATGATTTATCTCATGATGGAATTTACACAATAACTAATAAATTATATTTAGGTCAAGGGATAAAAGGGAGGACTGGCCAAGAGAGACCATTATCAGAGGTTGATAAGTGGGCACATCTTGACCCTGAGTTTGTTTTAGAGGATATTGAACAGCCATTCTATGTTTACATTAAAACTCCATTTTCTAATAATAAAGACATTGATTCAAAATTAGGGGTTAGTGTGTTCTCTAAGATCGAAGGCTTAATTAAGGATTATGATAGGATATACAGTGAAATGATTAGAGAGTATAGACTTGCTGGCATAGAGATCTCCGTTGACTATACTTTAATTAATGGAATAGATCATATAGAGACTAGTGGTAAGAAGATGCCTGGAAAGAGAAAGTTAGGGTTCAAGGAGTCTGAGTTATATAGGGTAACTAATTCGATTCCTGGTGAACATGGAAATAATAATGGAATGAAGGAGTTTAACCCAACAATTAAAGATGAAAGCTACAGAAAAGGCTTAAACGACATTCTAAGAAAAATTGAGTTTAATGTAGGATTGGGTTATGGAGTGTTATCTGATGTCAACTTTGCAGCCAAGACAGCAACAGAAGTAGTAATGGGCAGTGAGAGAACTTATAGCACAGTGGCAGATATTCAGAAGCAAGTTATTAAAGCATATAGAGACATAGTTAAAATAATGGATAAAATTGCAGATTTAGATGAGTTAGCTCCCAAAGGCAATGGTGTTCTAGAAGTTACCTTTGACTTTGACGATGGAATAGTTCCAGAGAAAATAGAGGGAACTAGAACGGCTATTGAAATATCTAATGAGTGATTTTCAATGTAGTGAAAAATTTTAAAGAATTATGTGTAATATATAATGAGTGTAATGAAGTCATTAGCGACGACTTAAAAAGCTTAAATTACATTTTAGGAGGAGTTACAATGAAGAAAGAAGATTTAGTAGCATTAGGATTAGATGACACACAAATCAAAGAGGTTTTCAAGATGAGAGGAATTGAGATCGAGAAGACCAAACAAACTATTGCTGACTTAGAAAACGAGAAAGCTGAGGCTGAGCGCAAGCTTGCTGAGGTTGAGCGAAAGCTTGCTGAGGCAACTGAGAACACTATTTCAGCAGAAGATTTTGAAGCTGTAAAGAATGAGAAACTTGAACTAGAGCAGAAGATTACTGAGATGACTCAAGCTCACCAATCTGAAATAAACGAAATCAAGTTTAATGTTGCGCTTGAGAAAGAATTAATTAAGGCTGGCGCTAAAGATATTAACTTAGTAAAGACTGTAATAGATACAGAAAAGATTAAATTTGAAGATGGTAAGATTGAAGGGCTAACTGAGCAACTAGAGTTGGCTAAAGAGAACTATGATTATCTATTCAGTAAGGAAAGCAAAGGGTTGTCTAATGTAACTACTAAACATAACGATGGAGGTAACAAGATTACTATAGAAGACTTCAAGAATATGACTTACACTGAAAAAAATGAGTTATATAATAAGAATCCAGGTCTTTACAAGAGTTTAACACAACGATAAAAAATAAGGAGATGATTTAAATGGCAATTACAAAGGTAATGGATTTAATTAACCCAGAGGTTCTTGCTGATACGATTTCAGCATCATTAGAGAATGGAATTAAGTTTGCTCCGCACGCTAAGGTTGATACAACTTTAGTTGGAGAAGCAGGAGACACAATCACTAGACCTAAGTATGCATATATTGGTGCAGCTAAGGATTTAGAGGAAGGGGTAGCAATTGACCCTAGCTTAATGAGCATGACTACTACTAAGGTTACTATCAAGGAAGTTGGTAACGCTGTTGCTCCAACAAGTAAAGCGATTTTAACTAACGTTGATGGAACATTGAGCGAGGCTGCAAACCAATTAGCATTATCAGTTTCAGATAAGATTGAGATTGATTATGTTGAAGCATTAGATGAAGCAATTCTAGGTTACAGTGGGGAACCAACATCAATAAGTAATATTATTGATGCACTTTCAGTCTTCAATGACGAAGATGACGAAGATTATATCCTATTTATTAACCCATCAGATTACACAGAGTTGAGAAAAGAGGCAATCGATGGAAACACATTCCTTACTAGAGAGCAGCTTGCTGATCTATTAGGATTGAAGGATATTGTAAGAACTAAGCGTGTTGAAGCTGGCACAGCATATATTCAAAAGGATGGAGCTGTAGAGATCATTTTGAAGAAGACTCCTGAAATCAACACAGGTTATGATGAACTAAAAAGAGTGGTTAACATTGTTATTGACACATTATATGCAGTTAACTTATACAATGACAAAGGTGTAGTTAAGATCGTAGATGGTTTTGAAGCACCTGGAGACGAAAATGGTGACGAAAATGGTGACGGAAATGGTGAAGGACCACCAGAAGGTTAATTGCTGATAATTTAGATATGGGAGGATGATGAAATGGCTAAATATATAGTAAAGCAAGACTTTAGAGATACCCATACTAAAGAAATCTACAAGGCTGGCCAAGAAATCGAGATGACTGTAAAGAGAGCTAATGAAGCTATTAAAAACTTAAAGAAGTATGATGGCGAGTTCTTGGAGAGAGTCGACAATAAAGGTAAGTAATTATGGGGGAGCATCTTTTAAGCCCCCTATAATTTCAAGGAGTTGAGAGTATGGTTGATTACAATTTTTACAAAGAAGTTTACAATGGAATCAGAGTTGACAATCAGTCTCAGTTTAACAGGCTCGCAAGAAAAGCAAGCAATCTAGTTAATCTTCATACATTCAATCGAGCAAAAAGTGTTGAAGATGAAGAGACTAAAGAGCTTATTAAGTTTACCATATGCGAACTCGTTGATAATTGTGCAGACATTGAAAGTGTGGGAAATGTAACTAGTGAATCTGTAGGAGAACATTCAGTCAGTTACAGAGACGTAAAAGAAATCAACTCAAGCAATTATGAAATTATATATAACAACCTCATATACACAGGTCTTATGTATAGGGGGTTTTAGCATGTTCAATGACACTATAACAATATACAATAGATATTACGATTTTGATAAAGACTTAGATGTTTATCAGAGAACTGTAGTTTACGGAGTTTTCTTCAATAGCCAGGAGGGTTATATAAAGAACTCCACAAATAACACATCAGATGACAAGGCTAAAATCTTCATACCATTAAATCATTCCTCTGAAAGACAATTCTTAAATGCTTATGAATTTGAGAATGCTGAAGATAAATCAGCTTACTTTACGCTAGCTCCAGGGGATCTAGTAGTTGAGGGCGAATCACATCTTGAGATTCGATTAGCAAAAGATTTAAAGCATTATTTCACAATGACTACCGTTGACTTTAAAGGCTTCGGAAGCCCTCGAATGAGGCATTGGGTGGTGCATGCTAAATGATAAGATTAAAGAAATTTAGAATTGGTAATGTTGATATGATGTCTAAATCTAGAGGACTTGAAAAAGGTGGAAGAACTCAGAAGTATATTGACCGAAAGGTTCTTGAGTTAAGTGAGAAGTATACACCTAGAGATACTGGTGAGTTAATCAACTCAGCTAGAAGGTCAACTAAGGTTGGTGAAGGTAGCATAGTTTACGACACACCATACGCTCATTCAGTATACCACACAAAAAAGAACTATAAAGGTTCACCAATGAGAGGTGCTTACTGGTTCGATAGAATGAAGACAGATAATGTTGATAAGATAAGAGATGAGGCAGCTAAGGTGGCAGGAGGTAGAAGTGAAAAATGATTATTGACAAGGTTAGAGATTTTATGAGACAATGTCCCTATCTAAATGGAGATAGAAGAGTAAATGTTGACTTCCTGCCTGATAAAGTTTTTGAATATACCATTGACGCTGTACCAACAAACACAACTGTTAAAACATATGCTGATGGAGGCAAGGTTAAGCAATTTACTTTTGTCTTTGCGTCTAAAGAACATTATGGACCTGAAGTTTTAGTGAATATTGAAAACAATGGATTTTATCAAAATGTGGCAGATTGGATAGAAGATAAGTCTAACAGGTATGAGCTACCAAATCTAAGTAAAGATAAGGAACCAATGTTTATGGAAGTTCTAGATAGTGGTTACCTATTTCATGCTGATGAGAATAGAGCAAGGTATCAAATGCAAATAAGATTAGTATATTATCAAAATTAAAAAATAATTTCCAGGGAGGAGCGATAAATATGGAAACACAAAGATTTGTAAGACGTAGTGAAAAGGTCAATTTTATGAAAACGAGTGATGACACTTACAATAGAATGAAATTCTTCACTGCTATGGAAGAGGAGAAAAACCCTCTAGAGTACAGCAGACAATATGTTGACGAATCATTCGAGAGAGTTGATGTTACAGGTATATCATCAGGTGTTTCATTCTCTATGGATGAAAGAACTAATGACCCTGTTCATGATGTAATTGTAGATATCTTTGAAAATGAAAAATTAGGTTCAGATGCTACAGTTACTATTTTATCAGTAAATTTCACAAAAGAAGTTCCTGTTGAAGAAGGAGATTCAGGTGTAGCGTACGAAGCAAAAGAGAGAGTGTTTAGTTTAATTCCTGAGTCCGAAGGTGGAGAATCAGAAGTTTACACATACTCAGGCACACTTCGCGCACAAGGGACAACTAAGCAGGGGATTGCTGTGTTTGCTGAGGATGCCCCAACTGACCAATTAGAAGAATGTACATTTTTACCATTATAATATAACAAATAGGAGGACTATATAATATGAGTAACGTAAGAGTGTTTAATTTTAAAGAGAAAGATTATCTGACATTAGAATTGAATGGAGTAAAGTTCGAGGTAGACACAGCTGACCAGGTCTTCATAGAAAACCTTAAAGCATTCGGACTTAAACTACAAAATATGAGTTCTAATGAAGCTTATGGCGAAGATGTTAACTTAGAGAACATTGATTTAGAAAAGTTGGCAAAATTCAACAATGAAGCTATTGAGCTATTTGTCGAAGGTATAGATAACTTATTGGGAGACGGAGCAACTAAAGAAATCTTTGGTGAGCGCGAAGTCAACTTTGAAGACATAGCTGAGTTAGGATTCTTCATAATCTCAGAAATAAATAATTATTCAGAAAAGAAAATAGCTGATAGACATAAGGAGTTATTAGAAAAATATAGCCCTCGCAGAATAAGGAAATAATAAAATGAATATTCTAGTTGATAAAAACCCCACCAGTGTCGTTATAGGTGGGGTTGAACATACTATCAATTGTGACCATAGAACATCAATATTGTTTGAAATGGCTATTAAAGATCCAGAGTTAAGTGAAATTGATAAATTGTTTATTGCACTCAATCTTTACTATGATGACATACCAGACAATATTGAGGAAGCGTGGAGCGCTATTTTATGGTTTTATACTCTTGGAGAATTAGATGGCAAAGTTGACAAGGGCGAGGGTGGTTCAAATATTAACAATAATCCGCCAAAACTAAAGGAGGAGGTATATTCATTCGAACATGACGGTGATTATATCTTCTCCTCTTTTTTACACGCTTACAAGATTGACTTAGCTAATGAAGATTTACATTGGTGGACTTTTATGAAGCTGTTTAACACTCTCCCAGAGGATACAATAATGAAAAAGATAATAGAAATAAGAAGTACTAAAATTACATCAAGTATGTCTAAAGAAGAGAAAGCTAATTGGAGAAAACTTAAAAGAATGTACAGATTGCCAGTTAGCAAATCACTCAATGTTGACAATGGTGAACAATTTGGGGATGCTATAAGTAATCTGTTTTAATGGGAGGTGAGAACAAAATATGGATGGAAAACTAATATTTTCAACGGCTATTGATACATCAGGATTTAAGAAAGGTGTATCTTTGATGAGAACTACAGGAACAAAAGCTCTTAAAGCTGTAACAACTGCTACTGCAGCAACAGGGGCGGCTATTGGAGCTATGGGGGCATATGCAACCAAAGCAAGCATAGAGTTTGAGAGTGCTTTTGCTGGGGTTAAAAAAACAGTAGAAGCAACTGAAGAAGAGTTCAAGCAGTTAGAAAAAGGCATAAGAGAAATGTCTAAGGTTATGCCACAGAGTGCTAGTGAGATAGCTGGGGTTGCTGAGGCAGCTGGACAGCTAGGAATTGAAACTGCTAACATTCTGGGGTTTACTAAGAGCATGGTTATGTTAGGTGACGCTACAAATATGACATCTGATGAAGCTGCTACTGCTTTAGCTCGCTTGGCTAACATTACTGGCATGAGTCAACTAGACTTTGATAAACTTGGGTCCTCAATAGTTGAACTAGGTAACAACTTAGCAACTACTGAGAAAGAAATAGTTGATATGTCCTTAAGGTTAGCTGGTACAGCCTCACAAGTTGGGATGACTGAAGCCCAAATATTAGCATTAGCAGGAGCGATGAGTTCTGTAGGTATACAAGCGCAAGCTGGTGGAGGCTCCATGTCTCGAGTAATGCAGAAAATTAACACAGAAGTGTTATCTCTTGGCGACAACTTAGATGGGTTTGCTAAGATATCTGGGATGACTTCAGACGACTTTGTAAAACAATGGTCTAAAGATCCTGCAAAAGCTATTAGTAGTTTTGTTAAAGGCTTAGATAAGATAAATAAAGGTGGAGGAGACGTTGCTTCAACTCTTAAATCATTAGGCATAAGTTCTACACAAGAGATTGACACACTATTGAGGTTATCTGGAGCAAGTGATGTTCTTGTGGATTCATTAAGAATGTCAAATCAAGCGTGGAAAGACAACACTGCATTAGTAGATGAGGCAAATCGAAGATATGAAACAACCGAATCAAAGATAGCAATGTTGAAAAATAGATTCAAAGATTTAACTATATCAATTGGTGATGAGTTGAAGGGTGCCCTATTAGGCAGTATGGATATTGTAGTAGGATATACTGAGCAGATATCAAATGCTTTATCAAAAGGTGGTATCGCAGAGGCTATTAGAGTTTTAGGTGGAATATTTGCTGACGTGTTCACTAGGCTTGCTAATGAAGCTCCAAAAATGTTGAATATTGTAGTCGGTATGATTAATTCACTAATTAATGGAATAAAGAGCAATAAGGCCAAAATATCTAAATCAATGTCTCTATTAGTAACAACATTTATTGGAGCAATATTGAAAATTATTCCAAATGTAGTGTCGATAGGTGTAGATATAATGACTGCTATAATAGATGGGATATCAAGAGAATCTGGAAAGTTAACTCAGTTAGCTTCAGATGCCATGAAAACCATTATAAATAGTATAATGAAAAACTTACCTATATTGATTTCTGCTGGAGTAACAATTATACAAAATATAATAAAGGGATTAGTAAGTGCTATACCAATGATAGCTTCAGCAATCTCAAGTGTGCTGAGTGCACTTTTATCAGCATTGATTAAATTGACACCACAACTAATAACATTAGGAACAATAATTATAAGAGAGATACTGTCAGGAATTAGCAAGGCGTTGCCATTATTAGCTAACGCTGCCTTAATAATTATACCACAATTACTAAGCGCAATAGTTTCAATGTTACCACAATTAGTAGATATAGGTGTTCAGATAATTGCCACAATTGTAAACACTATTGTGCAACTGGCACCACAAATATTGGCAGCTGGACAATCTATAATAATGAGTTTAATAGATGGAATTACTAGATTAATGCCAACATTGATTAATGCAATAGCTATACTAGTGCCTATGATTATTCAAACTATAGTGAGTATGGCACCTGCTATTATAAGTGCAGTCTTTAATATAGGAATGCAGTTATTGGATACAATGATAAAGCTAATGCCAGCAATAATATCAGCAATTATGGAAGTAATAACAATGGTTATTCAGACACTAGCAAAAGAAGCACCCAGAATAATTGGTGCTATATTAGACATGATGATGATAATAGTCAGTACTATGTATAAATATCTGCCTACCATGTTAGAGGCAGTCGTTTCAATAATCACATCATTAATAAAAGCAATAGCAGAAAGGGCTCCTGAGATAAGTAATGTTATTATTGATGTACTGATATTGCTAATAGAAGCTATTGGAGAGTTCTTGCCTAAATTAGTCTTAGCAGGGATGAATATTATAATGAGTTTAATATCAGGCATAGTAGAAAATGTTGACCAGATAACTGCAGTAATAGTTGATACAATGATGGAAATAGTAAATATTATACTTGAAAACCTACCTATGTTATTAGAGATGGGTATACAAATAATTCTAGCATTGATTGATGGAATAGTTGAAATCCTACCAGAATTGATGGATACTATAGTGGACACTGTTATCCAGCTAGCTGATGTCATCATAGATAACTTGGATTTAATTGTAGATGCTGGGATATCATTACTAATGGCACTAATTGAAGGGATAATAGATCAACTACCTACCCTAATTAAAGAAGTCCCTAGAATAATAAACACTTTTGTTGATACCTTACTTGGAAATCTTGACAAGATAATAAAGGCGGGATTTGACATAATTCTTGCATTGATAGAAGGATTAATAAAGGCTATTCCTGAAATAATTAAGAATTTGCCACAAATAATCAAGGCTATATTAAATGTTCTTATGCTTTATAATTGGGTTAATGCCGCTAAGGGCATAGGGAAAGACATAATTAAAGGTATAATAAATGGATTTAAGAATAATCTAGGTACATTAAGAGATGCTGTTGGAAATATTGGAAAAACAATATTCAATGGTATAAAGAAATTCTTCAAGATAAAATCACCATCTCGACTAATGGAGGACCAAATAGGTAAGAACTTGACGTTGGGTATAGGTGTTGGTATAGAAGATAATGTACCAGAAGTCTTAAAAGGTATAAAAAATAAAATGCCCAAAATAACAGAGACTATGAAGACTGCTGTAGGAATCAATCAAAGCAAGGTTGGTGGATATAGTTCAAATCCAAGCTCAACTAAAAACTCTGTAATGGGCACATCTGAAGAGTTTGCCTTAGCTGGCAATGTCAACACAGTAATCAATATTGATGGGCGAGAAATTGGTAGAACTGTTACACCATATGTAAGTGAAGAGATAGAACTTAGAAACAAGAGGAGGAGATAGAATGATAATCAACAACAAAAGCATAAAAGAGTTTGGTGCCAATTTGTTATCAAGATTTATACATCCAACTAAAATCTCATATAATCTATTGACTCCTGATGACAGCTTAGTTAACGTGGTTGGCAAAAGAAGATATGGGCAAAAACAATTACAAGTATCTATTGAATTCTATGGAAGTAGAGCTCAAATAGAGCTTAATAAAAGTATGTTCATGCAAGAGATATTGAACGAACCAGTAATTCAATTTAACAACATTCAGAACAAGAAATATATAGGCTACGTTGATACTGTTATGATTCAAGACCAACATTACATGTTTGAAGTGTTGGAGTTCTCAATGCAGGTTCACGAAGAGAGTCATGAGATAGAAAATAGATTTGACAGTGAAATAGATATACATTTATCAAGCACTATGGAAACTCCAGCAATCATTGAGATAACTCCGCTAGCTGACATTAGTAGTGTTAAAGTAGAAGGGTTTGATGAGGATATAACCATCAGGAATCTTAAAAAAGGTATCCCTGTTATCATAGATGGTAAGAGGTTGCTAGTTACTGAAGATGGAGTAAATAAATTTAAGGATTATGACTCATGGATATTCCCTTCTTTGAAGATTGGCATAAATAATATACGAGTATCAGGTAACACATCAAACAGAATAATTTATAGTCCGAGGTGGTTGTGATGATTAAAATATATAACGTTGAGAGAGAACTAATATCAACCACAAACAAATATAACAACATGGAGATACAAAGAGAAATAAATCAAATCGACAAATTGAGATTCTACACTGACAAAGAAACAGGTGGAAAAATTAAACTTGAAGGCTACATTGAGATAAATGAGGGAGTTTTTGTAGTAAAGGAGAACGCTCTCTCAGTCAACTATAGCATACTGGCTCACATGGACCTCGAAGAGTTTGATGAAATTATTCTTGAGCTCAAATTAGAGCGAATGACATTAAATGAAATGATTGCTGAGTTGACTGAGGGAACTGGGTGGACAATAATTGGAGATAGCGATGAAAGAAAGACAATAACTATTGATGGTCTTTCAATAATAGATGCTATCTTTAGATGTGTTAATCTATTCTCATACGAAATAAGATTTAATAACATCAAGAAAGAGATAACTATTGGTGAGACAATTGGAGAAGATAGAGGTATATATTTTCACAGTGATTTAAACCTAAGATCTCTAAATATGAGCAGTGACACATATGATTATGCCACAAGATTGATACCAAAGGGAAAAGAAGGCTTAGGTATCGAGTCAGTAAATGATGGGGTTCCATATGTAGAAAACTATACATTTAGCAATAAGATAATAACAAAAGTCTGGAGAGATGAACGCTACACAATAGCAGAAAATCTCAAAGCAGCTGCTGAAGCTAGGCTTGCTGAGATAGCTAAGCCAACGAGCTATCTTGAGTGCTCTGTTGCTGACTTAAGTTCACATAGTGACTATGATTTCTTTAGTTATGATGTAGGTGATTATATCTTCTTAATAGATAGAGATTTAGATATAAAAGAAAAGTATAGAATAGGTTCCATTAGACTATTCCCTAAAAGTATTGAAGATAGCCTTGTAGTCATAGAGAATAAACAAAGAAGTGTCAATGATACGATAAGATCCCAAGATGAGAAAATAGAGGAACACTCAGAGGACCTAACTAACTATGATAACAGGTTGTCTAAAATAGAAGACATCTTGGGGATAAATCCTGATGGTGACTGGGGCGACTGGGATGATGAACCAGGAGGACCTGGCTTCCCTGGAGAAGAACCAATTTATTACAACCCAACACAATTAGTGAGCGCTGTGCCAAGCCTTAAAATAGGATTATCTTCTTGGGTCGATATAAACAATAGAGACTCTGTAGACCACAACTCAAATAGACAGGTTGTAGGAGTGTTAGATTACTTCACAAAAAACGTAGTATACTCACAAAATGAACTAGATAGAAGGCCAACCTTAGTAAACAGAGATGGCAGAAGATGGCTAAGCTTTAATCCGGATCCTATGACTCTAAATAGATGGTCAGGAAGCAAAGAGGATAGACCTTCCTCTTCTATACAACAACATGGGGAATATATGTTACATCTAAATTCAGGGCATCCTATAAAATCCATATTTATTATATATTACGATAGGACTCCAGAACCCCTTAATAACTACACATCAGGTTCAGCAGCAAGTTACTTTAGAACGGGAACAAGTTGTCCGTTGGGACACCCATTCTCTAACCTGCGTCAAACAAGAAGTAGACCATGTGTTACAATAATCCCAATTATAACTGATCATTCATTCGTAGCTGAAAATCAAGTGAACGGATTTAATTTTAATCCACCTGGGGATAGTGATAGATTAGTACGCCCTGTTAATAGAGTTAGAGAAAGAGCAGTTGCTGTACACAGAAATGTTAAGCTTGGAGAAAGTATAAATCTTGCTAATATTGGAATGAACAAAGAGAATTATGATGACTATGTAGCATCAAACATAACTGCTGATCCCGGCGGTTATTTAAGTGGTTCTGGCGGTGGCCGTGGTGAGTTCTACGAAATGAACGCATTTTTCACAGGGGAAATAGCAGAAATAATTCTACACACTAGAGAACTAGATGCTAATGAAGTAGCAACTCTCAATGAATATGCAAGAATGAAATATTCTTTATAAGGAGGAAAATAAATGATAAACTTTAAGAATTTTTACAAAAGAGTAAACTTCGATATAGATTATTATGCAGAAGAGAGATTCTTCGTTAAGCAAAACGATACGAAAAGTAGAGGTTTCTATGTCAAGATAATTCAAGATGGTAGAGTAGTTAAACCTTCACAATATGAGAAATTAACCTTTTACGGAAGAAAACCTGATGGAACAGATATATTCCAGGATGGAGTTTTAGATGGTGGAGAATTTAGAATAGATCTTCCTAATCAAGCCTTCACAGCTCCTGGAGATATGAGATCTGAGTTCTCACTAAGAGGGCCAAATGGGGAACTAATTTCAACTAAAGACTTTACAATAACAGTAATTGAGTCATTCCCAATGGACCCAGTAGAAAGCACAGATGACTTTGGTGCACTCCAGTCCGCCTTAGCACAAATCGCTGGGTTCGCTGGAGAATTACAAGACGTTCAATTATTCGCTGAGTCAATCAAGGCGAACTTAGGCGAACTAGAGGACCTAGACACTGACGTCAAAGAGAACGTTGTGGCAGCTATTAACGAATTAAATGGCAAGATTGATAATGTTCTGGACTCTGAAGAATTAGAGACATTATTAAATGCTAAAGTTGACAAGGACACCCTAGGTGACATAAGTCAGCTATTAACTGAAGAAAAGGAAGTAATTGTAAATGCTATAAATGAATTATTTGAAGATATTGAAGAAATTAGAAGCGTATCAGACATAGGTGACCTTTTACAATTATTAAACTCTAAAGCTGACAAATCTACCACGGGAGACATAGCAAACCTTGTAGATTTTGAGGATGAAGAGATTGAAATAAATAACTTAGTTGAGGCTGTTAACTACACTTACCAACTGCTTATTGACTCTTTTGCGAGCTTAGGTGAGATAAATCTAGAAAGCTTTGCTCTCTCAGAGGACCTAGGGGACAAAGAAGAGTTAACGACTGAAGATAAAACAAATCTTGTAAACGCTATAAATGAAATCAACGCAGCGCTTAAAACTGTAGAAAGCGTAACGGACGTTGAACAACTTAGCATCCTTTTATCAGGTAAAGCTGATAAGTCCTCTGTAGGAAACTTGAGTGAACTAAACACTACTCAAAAAAATAACCTTGTAGCAGCTATCAATGAACTTAATTCCATAATCGATGGACTAGAAGATGTAGACTTTACTGAAATCTATAACCTACTAGATGATAAAGTTGACCAGGCGGACTTCGATAACGCAATTTCCATTTTACAGCAAAATATTGATAACGTTGAATTAACTCCGGGGGAAGGTGGCTCGGGTGGCGAGGCTAACTTAGGGAGTCACTCTTCTGATGAAATCATAGAAAATTATACCAATGAGTATAAGGCACAGGTTAATGTCTCTGAAAACTCTAGCGCTACAGCAATGGGTCTGGAACTGCTTATAAATATCTCTGAATCTGAAGTGGAGCGATGGGAGCCTATAGATATGAGAATGCTTCNTGGAGACCTAGAGACTGNTTATCTTGTTGATGGTGCCTTTATCTATGCAAAAGTAATGGACTTNCATGGAGTCGTAGATATACTGGTAGTGGAGAAGTGGTGGGGAGAAGATATGGGTATGAAGTTATACCCTGTGAAGATAATGTCTGCCCCATCTCAAGTAAATGCGTCAAGTGGTAGTGAGGCGTCTGGTTACAGATCTCAAGTAAATGCTAGTA